CCATGTGGCTACCCCTTGGGTGTTGGTCGGCTCAGAAGCCGAGGACGTCGACGTCGAGTTGGCCGTAATCAGCCGAGTCGAGACGGAAGAACGGGAACGGTGCGTCGATCAGCGACAACGTGACGGTGTGCCGGTCGACGGAGATGTTGTGGGCGATGCCCTGCACCACGAGGGTTTGCATGATCGGATCACCGACGGAGTTCGGGGTGAACGTCACGTCGACCACCGAGGCGACATCCAACGCCAGCACCGTCGACTGTTGAGCGCCCGACAGTCCGGTGAGATCCACCTCGAGTTCCGACACCCGGTAGCGGGGTGTGTCGTACAGATCGAGGATGTAGTTGGCGAGTGCCAACGCCTGCGCCTCTGTCGCCAACAGGGTGCCGGTGATGGACAGGGACCGCAGCGGGCCATAGGAGGTCTGCCAGGCGGCGGTGTCGGACACTGTCGCCGTCTGCGCCGTCAACCCCTCGAGGTCGACCGACACCCTGGCGAAGAGAAGCTCGGAGCCGATCGTCGTCTCGATGTTGACGAACGGGATACCGACACCGTCGTCGCCGAACGACGCCACCGACGCAATGCCGGTCACGGCGTTGCGGTTGCGGAACGTCAACATTCCGTCGACCGCTGAGAACAGGTAGCCGAGGTCCGAGCGGGTGATGAGCTGGGCGTAATTGAGGACGTTCGAGCCCCACGCCACCGAGTCGGACTGGAGCACCTCGATGCCTGCGTCGAACTCTCTGAGCGTTGTTGACCACGCAACCTCGGAACGGTCACAGACCGCCGCCAACTTCGTATCAGCCGACACACCCGACGATGTCCACGCGTCGAACTGCATCTGGCCGAGCATCCCGAGAGCATCCGTTGCCTTGAACGTCGCCGCCGACTGCCCCGACACCTCATAGCTGAGGTCGATGTCGTCCACGTACCCGGTGAACACGTCGTAGCCGCCGGCAGTCACCCGCAACGGGCGACCCGGCACGATGTACCCGCTGTACGGCGACAACAGATACGACGGATCGTATTCCCTGTCATGATTCCAGACGGACACGCTGGCGCTGCCGGCGTCGAACGCATCCCACAGACGCGACCAACGCCCACGACGAACCGAGATGCTGTAGCCGTCACCCGTGACCGTCGTGTAGCCGGACGCCAACGTGTACGTCGCACCGTCCAACACGCCACGGGTTGCGTCGTCGAGGATGAAGTCGGACGCCTCCGGCACACCCAACCCGACGCCGAGCGTTACGGTCGGGGCGGTCATGTGATGCCCTGAATCGGGCCGTTACGACGCACCCACTCACGCAACTTACGAACCGTCACGTCCGGGTTGGGGTCGGCGTTGATGGTGATGTTGTACGTGTTGCCGCCGCCACCCGTCGGCACATCGGACAGCGGCGTCACCGTCGCACCCCTCGGAAGGTTCACAATCTCCGGTTCGCCGCCGTCACCGACGATCGCCGGGCCGCCCGGATGGTACGACGTGCCGTGCGCATACAGCGGAACCCCACCGATACGGCCGGTCGACGTCGCACCCGTTGCCGTGCCGAGAGCGATACGCAGACGAACCGTCCGCTCCTTCTCCAACTCGGCGAGCGCCCACAACGCCAGGTCGTAGTCGCCCTTGTCGATCGCCGTGCTGATCTCGGCGACCCGCTCCTTCGACGCCTCGTCATCCATCGTGTCCCCGTAGTCGAGGACTTGCATCTTCATGTCGATGACCTGTTGCTCGGTGACGTCACCAGTATCGACGGCTTGGTCCCTGATCGCCCTCAAGCCCTCCTCGGCGGCCAGGTAGGTCGACCGATCCGACAGGCTCTCACGCATTGCGTCGAGCTTCTGCGTTGTCGAATCGATCGCACGACCGACGTTCTCGTGAGAGAACTTGTAGGCGTCCGTCGCCTCTGTCGCTTCTGTGACCTCGTCGTTGAGGTCGGCGATTGCACCGGACTGCGCCTTGGCCGCTCCGGTCGCCAAATCGACGCGATCCTGATAGCGACCGATTACCTCAATGTTGTCCTCGTACTGGCCGCTCGAGTGGTCGAGCGCCTCTGCCTGCACGGTCCACGCGTCGAGTAGCGCCTGCGCCGCACCGGGGCCAGACTCCGAAAGCACCTTGTCGAATGCGGCGTCGATGTGTTCGATATCGCGCGACGCCGACTCGCCCGCAATCTTGATTTCCTTACCCCACTCCTCCCAAATACTGGAGACGCTCAGCTTGTTGTCGATGTCGCCGATGATGTCGGAGAACTCGGCGAGCGCCGTCGAGCCATCATCTGTGCCATCTTCCAACTCGGCGATAGCAATCTCGAACGCCTGAAGGTTTCGGGCGGCCGAACCGGACACGTCGCGAATGTCGTTGATAACCTTGAACGCAACATCGACGGCGGCGATCCCGAGCATCGCTACGGACACCGCTGCCGCCGCCTTGCCGATCTTGTTCAGCGACCGCTCCCCATCGGCGCCGAGCACGGTGAACCGCTCGCGCATTGTGATGGCGTGACCGACAACGAATGACAGCGACCCGGCGATCGCCAGCGCAGCCACACCGACAGCTCCGAACGTGCCGACCGCCGACTTCATCTCTGGCGACAGGCTGGTAAACGCGCCCGTGAGCAGCGTCGCCGCAGACACGAGCGTCGTGAACATTGGCAACACGCCGGTGCCGATGTCCGCGGCCAGGTTCGACAGCTCGGCTTTCAGGATGCGCTGCTGGTTGGCGGCACCGTCCGCGGTGTTGGCGAAGTCGCCCTGCATCTGCGTGGTCTGCTGCATGAGCAGCCCGTACCGTGCCTGCACCTTTTCGGCCTCGGTCATCGACGCCGCAGAATCCGAGATACCGTTGGCTACCGCATACGCCCCGACCGCCGCAGCGGACAGATCGATACCAAACTTCTTGAGCGGTTCCGTTTCACCGGCAAGACCGGACTGAAACACTCGTGCCGCCTCGGCGACGTCGAGGTTCATGACGGACGCAAAGTCTGCGGCGCGCGTCGTCAGCTCGTCCATCGTGTGGACGACGTCGCCACCGTCACCGGCGACCGTCTTAGCGAACGACGAGAACTGGACGGCTAGCCCGTTGAACTCGGTCTTAGACAGACCGACCGAACGCGCGGCCTCCTGGCCGAGCTTCTTGATGCCGTCGGCCGAATCCTCGAAGGTGACGTTGACGGCGTTCACCGACTCGGCAAGATCACTCGCCGACCCGGCCAACTTGAACAGGCCGACACCGGCGATCCCGGCAGCAGCGACCGCCCCGGCGCCGAACTTCTGCATACCAACGCCGAGCTTGTCGACACGGCTGTCGACCTTGCCCAACTCTTTGTCGGCGGTTGCCCCCATCTTCTCGAGCGACTTGACGCCCGATGACGTGTCGAAAGTGAGGACGTATGCAAGGCGCTCGGAGATTGCCATCGGGTGATCCCCTTGCGTCAGTCGTAGCGGAGTGCGCCGAGAATCTCCTCGACGGATGCCTTAGCCACTTCTTCGAGTGACTCGGCCAGGAGGACCGGCACCGCGTCGGTGTCCTCGACACCGGCAGACCGGGACACACAGATGAGCGCCATGATCATCTGCATCAGCCGCTGGTGCCCGTGGCGTGGGTCGACATCCAACGAATCAAAGTCGTCGGTGCCGGTCAGCAACGCGAGCGTCGCTAGGTGTTGGCCGGTGACATCAGCCTCCGACCATTCCGAACCGCGCCACACGATCCGCCAGGCACCGGGCCGTGGCAGGTCGACGACGGTGGTCGGGTTGGGTGCCTCTAGTGTGGTCATGGTTTAGCCGCCCCCTTGACGACGTTGAACGTTGTCTGTCGCATCGCCTTGGCAATGATCGGCTCAGCCTTGCGGCGACCGTCCTGCCAAGTGTTCTTGCCCTTGGTGCCGGGATGTCGTGCCGAGGCACGGGCGCCGACGCCAGGGATGTTGATGACCGGACGCAACGACGGGCCGACCTGTTTGCCGCGACCGAACTGGCCGGGCAATGTTGGACCGACGAAGCCCTTGCGGCCGCGACCCTTGGCGCGGGTCGACCGGATGACGTGGCCGGCGGTGTCGTTGTTGATGATCTGCAACGGGCCGGTCGCCGCAATCAACGCCGACGGCCGCGACTTGGACTTGTCGACCTTGACGCGGACGCCGACCTTTGTGCCACCGGCGCGGTTGTTGCCTGCGCCGACGTTCGACAGGACGCCGTCGCCGCCGGAATCCCGACGGATGCGGTCGTTCTGTTCGTCGGCGGCCTTGGCAGCGGCGGCGGTGACCGTCTCGACCGACGCGCCTTCGATGGTTCGCGCCATCTTGAGGAAGTGCGCGCCGATCTTCGGGCCACTAACAGGCATCAGGCCTCGGCGCGGGTAACGGCGCCAGTCGTCGGGAACGACAGCGACTTCGTCGCGAGGTCACCGACGGCGCCACCGACGCTATGCCCGTTGATGAGCACGGAGCCGGTCCACTTCGGGTTTGACGTACCGACGACGGCCGACGTGAGGCGAACCTCGAACGTGACGACGGTGCCAAGCATCGCCCACAGCTTGTCGTCGATCCCAGAGTTGGCGACGTCGTCCTGGAACTCGATCGCCAGGGTGCCCGACTTGAGGCCACCGATGGACTCGGTCCAACCGGCCGACGCGAAGTCAGTCACGTCGAGCGGGTTGACGTCGATGGTGAGCGTCGACGACTTGATGTTCGCGGATTCATCCACGCCGTTCAGCGCGGTATATTCGGTGGTGAGCGCCATGACGGCCATTGGTGACTCCTATGTTCAGGGATTGTTTGGATGGGTTGCGACGCGAGAGCGTCAGATGATCCCGGCGGTGACAGCAAACGCGAACGTCGGCGTACCGGTGCCGCCGATCGTGTAACTAACCCGCCAGTAGTCGTCGGTGATCGCACCGGCAACCGACGACATCTGCGACGTTCGGCCGGTGGCCTGAGTGAACGTGATCCGCGTCGTCGGCGTGGTGAAGCCGGAGTTGTCGTCAGACTGGACGATGACGTCAAGTGTCGGCGACGACCCACTTGCCGAGATGACGTGAAGCGCCGCATACATCGATTTACCCGCGACAACCGCCCCGAGTTGGCGACCGGTGCCCGTCGTCGACGAAGTGCGCGACACGTTCGACGGATGAATCAGCGTCCCGCGCACAACCGGACCAGTCGACGACGAACCGCTTATCATGCCCATCGCCAACTCGCCGACAGCACCCGACACGGGCGTGTAGCTGAGCGGGATCGACTTCAACAGGTAGGCGGGCGAACCGTCGGCGCTGTTCGTGCAAATCGACTTCACCGTGCCGGCCGTGCCGAGCAACGGCCACAATGTGGCGTCGACGCCGAGGGCGGCCGGATCCTGCATGAACTCGAGGCTGACGGTGCCCGACTTGTTGCCGCCGATCGACGACACCCAACCCGTCGACGCCAGCGACGTCGTGTCGAGTTGGGCGACCTCGGTCGACAGGTTGAACACCTTGGCGTTGCCGGCGAGTTCGATGTCGTCGACCAGAATGCTCATGTCCTTCCAGAACTGGATGGCCATGTCAGGACTCCTTCACGAGCTTGGTGGTCGACTTCTTGGCTGGGGTCGGCGCATCGGCGTCGACGAAGTTGCCCTCGTCGACGATGTACGGCGAATCGTCTTCCCACAGAGAACCGACTGGGATGTCGCCGAACGTGTCGACGTGGTGCGCCTTAATGCAACGCTTCATGGTTGAAACCCCTCGGGATCAGGTGGCGACTTCGCCGGGAATGTGAGCGCGACCGGTGAACGTGGCGATGATGTAATTGTCTGATTCGCTGCGCTCACCGGTGTCGACCGACACCTTGTTGAGCAGCAGATCGCCCGCGTCCGGTTGCGTCTCGAGTGCGTCACGGATAGACAGGTCACCGTGCCCTGAGAGGTACCTGCGAGCCTCGTACAGCCCCTCGGAGCTGTCAGCCTGCGAGACGTACACCGTGACGGCAAACGTCAACAGGGCGGCGCCCCGTCTCATCGACTCGTTGTAATCCAACTCGACATCGGAGACAACGGCCATCGGCACAACAATCGTCACCGCCGGATCGGTCGACACCGTGAGGCCGGCGATCGTGTCGAGACGGTCGGCGAGAATGTCGAGGGCGTCGGACAACAGCACGACTACGCCACCAGCGGCAAGACGTAAGGCCCGATCAGGTTGCGGTAATCAGGGTCGTTCGACCGGATAGCGGCAGCACCGACGTCACCGAACGACTGCACGCCGAACAGGGCGGCCGACGTCCGCTGAGCGATACGGGCAGCCATCAGACTGCACGCCTGATTGATCGGGGCAGGCACGGCCGCCCAGCCCCACACACCCGCAATCTGGACACGACGGCGACGGCGGCCACCCGACGGCCAAGTGCGATCCAGCAGCCGAATCGTGTCATACGGCCAATCAGTCCGGCCGTACAACGTGTCCAGCTCGTAGCCGCTGGCAGCGATAGTCGTCTCCCATGTGCCGTCGTCGTCGTCGTCGACCTTGAGCGTCGTGATGCTGACGAAGTCCGGCAGG